GTTGCCACATTAAAAATACTTCCTCTCCATTGATATTAACACTCATGTCTATTCTGTTTGTCTGCGGTATGCTACTACTAACTACTATGGTAGTACTTGCAATCTGTTCTGTAAGGTATGCCAAATCATTACTAACCGACCTCTCTATCACTGGTCTGCCTGAACTACTTAACGGTGTTACTCTTAACGTTTCCTCTGTAGTAGCTGTATGCTGTTGCCCTACATCTTCGGGTAATAGTGCATTACCCCACCAATCAGCCCCACCAAAGCACGATAAGTACGGCATGTTGGTAATACCTTCAACCGTATTTATGTCGCTGCCATTTAGCCTTATTTCGCCACCGTTACCACTTTCAAATATTTCTATGTCCGTCATAAGTTACCCCCCATCATTGTAGTAGTTCCTTTAACCGCTATGCCTGCCGTTGCCGCTACATTAACATTGCTCGGCATATTGTTGTAAGATAACTCAATCTTTTCTTTTTTGCTGCTTTCTTGTATTCTTTCATACAATGTATTTTGCTCTGTAACCTTGCTGCTAACTGCTGGCATTGTACTTTTTTGACTCATATCTTTAACTTGTAATGGAGTCAATCCAAAATCAGATACATTAGGAGCTAATAAGTTTTTATTTCTACTTTGCTGTTCCGTAATTGCTTTATTATACATTATAGGGTGAGTAAAAGCAGCTGTTAAATTTGTAAGAAAAGGAGTCATACCCCCCTTTCCTTTTTGGTAATCGAGATATGCTTTAAAGTTTTGTAGCTCTATATATTCTTCATATGCTTTAGTGTATTCTTTTAAAGCAATTTCGGCTGTACTTAAAGCTTTTGGTAGTTCATATAACCCGTCTTTTGTTTTTTTAATCTGCTCTAAATAGTTCACATTAGCATCGTAACCTTCTAAAAATGCAAACGTTATTAAGCCCAATGCTACTACAACACCACCAGTTACTAAAGATAAACCTAACAAACTTGTTTCTAGAAAAAATGCTGCTGTAGCCATTCCGTACATACCTGCCTCTGTAGCAAAACAAGATGTAGCATATACGCCATTTGCTGCCGTTGCAACTCCTGCAACAAATTCTAAAGCCCACATACGAATAGCCGCTAATTTAGCTACCAATGCCATACCTAATATAGCCCCCTTAACAGTCAACAATACACCAATTAACGGTACTGCTATATCTAACAACCAACCCATATTATCAGTAAGCCAACCTATTGCACCACTTAGTAATCCTATGCCACCCTTTGTACTGTCTGCTGTACTTATAGCAGTTACAAAAGTATTTACCAATTCTCCCAACTTAGCCCTTAAACTTTTACTATTTATTTCTGCCGCCTTTTGCGCCTCACTTGTGCCTGTAACGGCTGTAGTAAATTGTTTATAGGCATCTATGTTATTTAATAATATAGACCCTGTAGTAATACTTTCAAGACCGAATGTTTTAGATAACATTGCATCTCGTTCCATTGGTGAACGTAGTGCATCATATTGACCTTTCAATTCGGTCAATGCGTCATTAATATTAAATACCCCTGACGCATAACCTACACCTGCCGCTTGTAGCTTAACTATTGCAGCCCTTAACCTACTACCTGCCTCTGCACCTAACTGCCCCTTACTTGCCAATAGTTGTATAAGCCCTGTACTTTGTTCAATGGTAATATTTGCACCCTTAGCAACTGCACCAAAGTTAGTTAATGCGTCTGCTGTTTGGTTAATACTTGCCGCACCTACCGCCTGACCTGCCGCTAATACATTTATAACCCTATCCGACTGCTCAACACTATAGTTAAATTGGTTCATTATGCCAATTAAACTTTCAGCAGCCGCCCCCATATCCATTCGGCTTGCCTTAGCTAATGTACTCACGCTTTGAGTAACCATACCTAACCCCTCTGCCGTATTTGCAAATTCAGCGTTTAGCCCTGCAATAACTTCAAATGACTTAGCAATATCTACACTTGATTTTTTTGTAATGTCTGCTACTATTCCTATTTGCTTTTCATACGCTGCAAATTCATTATCAGTCAAATCAGATACAATAGTTCTAAATGATAATACCGCATCCTCATAATCAAGTATAGATGTCGCACTAAATTTAATAGCTTCAATAGCACTTTGAACACCTACTATACCTTTTGCATAATCTATAACCTCATTTGTCTTTGAACCAAAAGAAGGTAACATTTTATTAAACGCCCTATCTGCCCTTGCAGCAGCTACCTCAGCATTACGTGCAAAACCACTAACAGAACTATTCATATGCTTGAATGGTGCTGTTAGCCTGTCAACTGCCGTAAATATCGCTGGTATGGTTAATGCTGCTATGTTCATTTACTTCTTTTTTGTTTGTGCTTTTATCTCCTCATTAACCGCCACAATATCCTCATACCAATAATATAGCCCCCGAAAATCCCAATTATCTAAAAAAAGCCCACCTATTACGGCAGGCTTCCAATGATGCTCTCTGACTACTGTCTTTATAGCGTTGTTTATGTCTTCGGGGTTTATTGAAAAAAAGATAAAATAACACTTGGCACTTCCAAATCTTTCATATCTAATTTCTTAGCCAATGCCACCGATATACCTGTTGCACTCGAAATCATAATACACGTTGTTGTAAATGCGTCTGCGCTACTCTCTAACTTACCCTTCGAAATTAAACCGTCTACTTTAATCCTATTAGCATATACCAACTCTTCATAATTTGGTAGTGGCTCTTCTAGTTTTTGAACTGGGTTACCTTGCTCATTAAACCTAACCTCACCATACATTACCATTTCAATTAGCTTGTTAATCTGCTCCGTTTTACCATCACGCTTACGTGGTGCAATACGCATAGTTTCAAGCCATTTACTTACCTCTTCTGTTGCTGTGTCTTTGTTAATTTGTGTGTTCATATACTTAATTATAGTTTGATTAATTGACCTGCACCTGACATTTTAATTGTCATTGTAGCAGTATTGGTAGCGTCTTGGATATCGCCAACAAACGTACCTGTAGCACCCATTGTAACGCCCGATGCAAAGGTATAAGTAAAGTTAGCTTCTAGTGGACTAGCTGCCACCGCTACTATCTTCTGCATGTCCTCAGCTACATTATCATCACTTGATATAGTAGCCTCAAACATCCACCTAAAACGATTTTTAATGATGATGTTTTGACCGCCACCATCTAAGCCGTTAGTATCATCATTATTACGGAAACCACCCAAATCACGAGTAGCGTCTTCATTACTTTTAGCACGTAGAGAAAATACCCCTACCGTATCATGTGCTACCGATATATCGACAATATCACCACCTATTACTGCCATTGTATAATTATTTTATAGTTTGTATTATTCTCCGAAATATGAATTAGCAAATGCCATTGTACTTGATATGTTAGCTACACCTGTACGCTCATAAGCAAACTCGGTATCTAAACGATTTGGATTAGTAGAATTTACTACAACTGTAGTATTTTCTATCATGTAGCTAGCCCTTGCAATCAACGCCCTACGCTCAAACTCATTCGCTAATGCTGCAAGTAGTTGTTTCCATTTTTTAGGGGTAATAGTATTACCTACCGCTACCTGCGCTCCATCGCTAGTTATAACCTTGTCAACTACATATAGCAATTCTCTAAGGTAGTAAGCATAACGGATATTCCAATCAACAAACAAATCACGTACAAATCTAAACTTAGGGTCTGCATCGCCTATAGGTCTGTAAGTCGTTACCATGTCTTGTATCTGATAAACACCTGCAACCAAATCAACTGTAGAACAACCTAATTTAACGATTGCATCACGTTCGTTATATTCACTCATCACACCTATCACACCGTCTGAAGGTACTGGCATATCAGGGTAATTTAACCCACCTGCACCGATATGCGGATTGCTTTGCGCTATTGGTGCATACAATGCTACCATGTTTGCAGCCGCCTCAAAATCAAACCCTTTACTATTTGGTGCTGGTGAAATTGCTATTGTGCAATTATTACGCCTTGCACTTGTAAGGCTTGATGGATTAGCCAATGTGCTACCTGTAAATACTGTAGCTGGGCGCATTATAATACCTGTATAGCGACCTGTTGGGGCTGTCTGTGAAGGTATGCCGTTCCATGTTTCAAACGCTGATAATGTAGTACTATCGCTGCCTATTGCATTGATAATCATATTATCCCAACGATTACCAATCATTGCAAGTGCTGCCGTTACTGATGGTGTGCCACTTGCTGCAGTTGTTTGTGCTACTGCATACGTTATACCTGCCGCATCTCCGTTTGTATCTACGCTCAATTCAAATGCTGATGACAATCCACGCCACTTAGCAGCTAAATTACAGAGTGTTACTGGACTGTCAAGCGTTGCATTTACTGGTACATTCAAAGAACTGCCAACCATATCAAATATCTTTGCTGATATGTCTGCTGGCGTATCTCCTGTTTCAATGTTTATATCATAACGTACGTCTGTAGCCCTTCTACCTGCAATAACAATCGTATGTGTTACATTGCCTGTAGCCGTTCCTGTTGGTGTAATTGACTTAATGTTATTAGCACTACCTACCGCTTTTTCAATAGGGTAAACTATTGTAGGAATACCACCAACACCACCATTTTGAGGGCGCAAAATTGACATTATGCGATGTGCTGGCGAACCATAACCAAACAAATCACCTGCCTGCTGTGCCGATGTTACAGTATAAGGTACTGTAAAATCAAAACCGCTTTCATTTTGCTGATTTATTTGGCTTAATATGGCTATTGATATTGGCAAGTTAGCAGATGTGGTAGCTTTATTGCCTGCACTAACATTATAGCCGACTACTCTACTTAACCTTTCTGCTCCTACTCCTATATTTGACATAATTATTTGCTTTGGGTGTAAATTTACCCACCTATAACGCCATTACTACACATTATGCCGACATTATCGGTAAATTTATTTAATCATGTTACAGTAGTCTATCCAACTAAACTCTTTACCCTTTTTCATTTTCACCCCAAATATATACACTGCTATATCCCTTACGGCTATGTTATATATCCTACAATCTAGCATATGGTTAGCTACTTTACTGTGCTTTTTTTGCCATTTACTAACCGTTTCACCTACACTATTGACCGATATAATGCACTCTTCCGCCTCGAAATGGTCAAAGAAATTAGCTTTATTGTAAATGCCATCATTAGATATTTGGGGGAAATTCATAAAGCCTATTGGCTGGCTATCCTCTGACTTATCCCACTTTAAAGCCATATACTCACTATTTATGTCCTTAATGGCGTTCACTTCCAATATCCACATATCGGAACGGCTTGCCCCTCTTTTAAACAGTGCCACATCTGCCGCTTTACGCTTAAATTTACTTTCGGTATCTCCTTTTATACCTAAAATATAATGGTTTGTTCTATCCATAAACTCGTAAGCATAGGTAGTAAAGTTAGATGTATCTAATCCGCTTACTACTATTTTCATTTGCCTACCTGTATCTACTTGCCAAATCGTATCTAATACCTTTTCATATTGTTTCCATACGCTGTTTTCTTTTCCATATTCATAACTCATCTTAGGTCTATCCTTATTAGCACTGTCGCCACGCTGAAACGTACCAATACTGCCATGAATGACGCTCCAACTTGCACCCAACCTATCCCATGCAACTACTTCATAGTCCAACCTTGCGTCATCTATCATCCCGTTCAAATCCGCACTGCATGTTAACATAACTATATCACCATTGCCATACTGTCTGCTTAAACTTTCGGGAATAATACCCGATGGATAGTCTTGCCTATTGCGCTGTATGTTCTTACTACTTGTTTCTATAGCCTCACCTTCATAACATTCACCTAATACAGTATTTGCAAATACTTGATATTCTCGCTCATCTCGCTTATCTCCTTCGGGGTGTGCCTTAATCCAATCTCTTACACTATGTTTCCAGTCAAACATCCATAAGGGGGCGTATAATGACGATATATGATAGCTGTAATATTGCGGTCTTTGCGCTTTTGCTGTTGGCTGCCATATACCACCATTTAAAAAATCATATTTATTTTTATCACTAAACCAACCGCCACACTTATAACAACAATAACCTACGCTTTTTTCATCTAACTCACCGCTTATAGGGTCTACATCCCACGTTATACCGCCCCTATTATTTGCCGTTTCACCTGTCAATGGGTTAATAATTTCTCCCTCTCTTATATCCCACTTAATTAATATAGGCTCATGGCAACATTGGCACTCTATGTAGTAGTGCCGCCTATCACCTTCAAGATATGCAGGTAGTATAAGCGATTTGTGTTTTTCCATTGGCGTACTTATAAGAAACATCTTATAACTATCCTTATACGCTGCCGCACGTTTCTCAATTAATTTTAATAAATTACCACTTGTTTTACTTTCGCCCTTCATCTGGTCTAAGTCATCAAGTAATATATATTGCAAATCTACCTGAGCAATATTTTTATGATTGTTTGCACTACCTATTGACACATAACCGCCTGCAAAATCCTTCTTAGTATCGGTATCTCCTGTTTTCCTATTTGCCCTACGTGCTGATTGTGAACGTATGTAACTTGCTATGCCTGCACTATCAATCATCTTATCTACACGTTCACTTGCCTTTGGTATAAGGTCGGGGCTACCTACCATAAGGTAACTATTAGCAGGGTTATTACTC